CAACCAAATATTACAAGCACGGGTACTTTGACATCATTAACAGTGTCTGGTCTTTTAGATGTTCTATCAGGATCTCTTAAAGCAGATGAGTTAACAACAGGTGCTGTAGGCACTCCAGGTTCTATTACAGGTAATTGGACATTAACAGCAGGTTCAAAACTTGAATCAACATATGCTGATTTGGCTGAGTACTACAACGGTGAAGAAGATTATGAATCAGGTACTGTCGTATGTTTCGGTGGAAGTAAAGAAATTCATGTATCAGATGTAAAATGTAGTAACCGAGTAGCAGGTGTTGTATCAACTAATCCAGCATACATTATGAATCAATCTCAAACAGGTATTCCAGTTGCAGTCGCATTACAAGGTCGAGTACCATGCAAAGTTACAGGCAAATGTGAAAAAGGTGACTTAATGGTACATGACGGACAAGGTGGAGCCACTGCTTGGTATCATGTTGCTACTATTATGAAGCCAGGCGTAGTAATAGGTAAGGCTATAGCAGACAAAGACAACTCTGAATTATCTATTATTGAGATCGCAGTCGGTCGTCTATAAACCACAAAATTTTCAACTAATCATAAATACATATGATTGTTCTCGTTTATCGAAAACTCTTTAAACAATCTCATGCGGTGCATATTCCCACCGAACGTGTGACCTAGAACGTCTTAACTAATTCTTTAGGAGAAAAATAAAATGGCGAATAAATTAAAAATAGCAAAGGTTTCAGCCTTAAAGGTACTATCCGATACGACTGCAACCACAAACGTAATCACAGTAGATTCTACAACTAACTTAACATCAGGCGACCGATTCATGGTTGCATCAACTGTTGGTGGGTTAACTGCAGGAACTACATATTTTGTAAACGAAGTTCTTAACGCAACTACTTTTACAGCACTTAACTCTGATCCTTCAGTACAACCTCAAGTATCACCTACATTGACAACCACAACTGGTGGTAGTGTTAAAGTAAGTTTTAACCAAGTTGATGAAGGATATCCATCAGACACACCACAAGACATGGGCGTAGTCGGTGGAGATACAGGACAACAAGGTAAACAGTTAACTGCATTTGGTGCAATTGCTGTAGCACAACCTGGTAAGTTCTGGTTCAGTACAGCAAGTAATGATGTATACGGTGACAAAGATGCAGACTTCACTACTAACGTATCAGCAGGTGAGCAACTTTCATTCAAAGGTGACAATATACCTTTCACAGTAGGTGCATTAGTTACTGGAGTTCAGTATGTAATCAACAACACTGTTGGTACAACTGCGGCACAATGGATTACAATGGGTGCAACAGGTGCTAACTTAGGTGAAGTATTCATAGCGGCAGCCGCTGGAGCAGGTACTGGTACAGTATCATATGCATCAAACGGAGCTAACGTACCATTAGGTACAGTGAATGCATTAGCAGTAGTGTCAACACCAACAGCAAGTTCAGATGCAGGCACAGACTTAATCACAGTAACTGCAACAGGTGCATTTGATTTAAATGCTCCAATTTACTTTGGCGCAAACATTGGTGGATTGACAGCAGGTACTACTTACTTTGTTAAAACAATTGACAGTGGAACAACTTTTAGTGTTTCAGCAACATTAGGTGGAACAGCATTAGCATTGACAACAACAACTGTTGTATCAACTGCAAACATTGAAAAACTAGACTTAGATGCATCAGCAACATTCACATTAAATGAAAATAGTTCAATTCTTGGTTCTAATGATGAAGCAGTTTATATCAAACGTCAAAAAGGCAAAAGAAAGTACTTAGTAAGCAACGCAGATGGTAGTAGATCAGGTATTTGTACAATGGTCAAAAAAGCACAAGCAGATTTACTTGCAGGTGAAATGAGCATTGAAGGTACATATGACAATGCGGCGAAATCTTACATGCAATCTGTATCTGATGTTAATGGTTTACCATTCACTGATGATAGTGGTACAGACCTTACTAAAGTAACTCAAACTGGATCACAGTCAACGTTTGAAACAATTGCAGGTTCACCACTTGCTGGCTCAACAAAACCAGTAATTGAATTGCCTTCAGCATAATATAGAGGCATAGTAGATAATGGCACAAAGTAACGCACAAAAGCAATTGCAACAGTACGATACTGACATTGCTGTACTTAAAGTCGAGTTTAAAAACCTTGACACTAAATTTGATACAGCCCTTGAAGACGTTAAAGCAGACATTAGAGTTAATTCTGATTTAATAAAAGAAGGCAATGCGTCAACTCACAAGATGCTGAATGATTTTCAAAAATCAAATCAAGCATCACACGATGAAATGGCTATTAAAATTACAGCCCTGGAACGTTGGAGATGGATGCTTATCGGAGCAGGTATGGTAGCAGGAACTCTTGGCTACTCAGTCGTTGAGTTCTGGATGTCACACTAAATATTATTTAGGTTAAGAAGGGGTGCTAGTCACCCTTTCTTTTTGGGTTAAATAAGAGATATGGAAGATACTGAATGGAAATTAAGATGCGATCTCGCCGCTTGCCATCACCTATTTCATCACTTCGGCTGGACAGATGTAATCTTTACTCATTTAAGTGTTCGGCTGCCTCAAAATAAAAATCATTACTTGACTACTCCTTATGGCTTAATGTTTGATGAGGTAACTGCGTCTAATCTTGTTAAGGTTGATTTCGATGGAAAAATCTTAGCAGGAGAATCTTATATGGATGCAGGACATGCAATTCATACAGCAATAATGAAAACTAGACAAGATGTGAATTGTACTTTGCACTCGCATACCCGTGCGGGGATTGCAGTTTCATGTATGCAAGAAGGACTGATGAACTTGTCACAACAATCAGGAGAAATACAAGACAAGATAAACTATTACGATTACCATTTACTCGAGGATCCGAATACAGCGGCATGCGCCAGATTAGGAAGAGATATTGGCAATAAACCTTTACTGATCATGCGAAATCATGGCTTACTATCGGCAGCCAATAATATTCCAGAGGCTCTTTATAACCTCTATGTCCTTGAGAACGCCTGCAAAATTCAAGTGGATGTTCTGCGTACTGGTGCAGAACTATCAGTTCCTCCTAAATCAGAATGGGATAAACTAGCAAAAATTAATGTCTCGCCAACAAATGATGTAGCAGAACATGTAAACTTATTTTGGACTGCATTACTGAGAATGCTAGATCGAAATGGTGTTAATTACTCTTCCTGAGACCTCGTATATCGTCATATAAACAGACTTAATACAAAACATCTATGTGTATAGATATCACAATTACATGTCTTAGAACGTCTCTGAGGGCTTTATATTAACGATTTTTAAGAGTTGCTAACTTTTCTACTACATTATCGATGTTGATAGTAGAATACAATCCAGGATGTAATGGTTTGGGATACTTGTCACTTCCAACCCAAGCATACCCAGAATGTTCATCATTTAGAACAGGGGAAAACTCTTCGGGTACTTCACAAAAGAATGTGTGATATGCAAATGTGTTGTTAACAAATTTTTGTATAGGAACTAATTTTAAATCATCGTCCCAATAGTTAATTTCTTCTTGGCATTCTCTTTTTAAACCGTCTAGTAATGTTTCATTCTTTTCGATTTTGCCACCAGGAATAGACCAAGTAGGATTCTTAGATTCATTTCGTAATAGATATAATGATCGATCAGTTGATTTACTGTAGAAGAAAATACCAGCAGATTGATTAATGATAATTGCCATACAGTTATTTAGTAAGAGACAGGGTCGCCCTTAAATAACTATACTGTAATCACCTTCGTTATAATAACCTTCGTATGACTTCATCCATTGAGCGGGCAATCCAGGTTGAACAGAATCAGCAGGAGTTGCAGACCATCTGTATTGAATCTCTGTTGTTAGATTTGTTACGTACTCAAGACCAGCAAGATTAGCACTTGCATCGAAAGAAACAAACCATTGCATAAGAGTTGCATTGAATTGTAAAATATCATTTGTTCCTGCTTCTACAATCGTGTATGCAGTTCCAGTACCGTCTGGTTGAACATTATTCATAGTAAATTTAGTACCTACATTGTTGTCTGGAGCACCATAGAGTCTAAAGTCTGTTGTTCCTATTGTTGCAATTTGATACTTAACAGTAGGCATTAAAGTATTTGCAAGTTGTGATTCAGGCGCAATTGATTTTCCTGTTTGACTACCTATAATTGTTCCCCAAGATGGAGTATCAGATGCAATGTCACTGACTAACAAATATCTAACATTTGGTATCGGCCCTGGTAAACCTGAATTAGGGCCTGATATTTGAGGGTTTATAACTGCTGTTACTGGCTCTAAAGTATTTTGTGGTAATGTATCTTCATCAACGTTAAAAATTAAATAACGATCATCAAGAGGATCAACAACAATTGTCCCTACAATTTCTGTATCCATATATGGATTGTCTAATGTAATCTGTGAAATACCTGGACGATATGCACCATACATATTTAATATTGATGACCAATATAAATCGGTATCTGGATTAACAGGTTTTTCTAACGCAAAGTTAGATGGTTGATCTGGTTGATCTTGTGGTAACAACTGTAATGAGTTACCTATAAATAATAATTGATAACCATATGGCGATATCTTTTGTCTTGTACCTAATAACAAATCATCATCTTGCATGTCATCAATAGTTTTACCTTCAAAAATAGAAGTAATAATCTTGTTGATAACACCATACTTTTTAAGTTTAGAAGATGTAGTAATCCACATGGGTAAGTAAAATTTCCATGACATAACATCAATTGGATTACCTGTTCCTTGTGGTATACTACGAGATGAGAACGTAAGTCCATCCTGATATACAATTGTTAATGATGTCCAGTCTACGAAATTGTCTGTACTTTGAATTTCTAATGAAGGATTAAACAATGTTCCCAATTGCTCAATCAATTCTAATTTTTGCTGGTAGTTAGTTGTCCAAAAATCAACTTGTAATCGAAGTGTATATGGAACTGGCATCAACTTCTCAACAGTAAATGCTTGTCCCTGTTCGTCACCGTAATTCTGTGAGCCAGCATCATATTTTCTTTGACGTACATTTTGTTTCTCTACAAAGTAAGGCTCTTGCATACGTTTTTGATCATACTCTAATCCGTTAATGAAATAAGTAATCAAAGGTGCAGAGGGCAGGTTGGATGCCGAGTTGTTCGCAATAATAGTTGCGGCTTGTCTACTAGAGTCACCATATTGAATTGGTACTCTAACTAATATAGGATTGCCGTTAGGATCTTTTCCTGCAGTTACATACCAGTTACTAAAAATCTTAGCAAACTGTAATAAAAATCTTCTTATCTGATTATCGTAAAAATATTGTGCCATTATGTGCCATCACTCGGTGGGTTGTCATCTGGTGCTAAATTTAATATCGAACTTAATCCTTGTGCCGATGAAACATTGCCACCAGTCTGTTGAACGAAAATATTTGCATCATTATTTATAAATCCTGAAAGTTGCGAAGTATCTGATGCAGTATAACCAGTTGTTGTTCTTACGTCTTCACTAACTCTCAACCAAAGAGTACCTGACCAACGATATAAAACATTAGGTGTATAATCTATACGCAAGAAATAGTCTCCAACTTGCGGAGATGCAGGGAATGATATTCCTGCTCCTGCGGGTAACCCGTTTGGTGGAGTACCTTCACCACTTAAGTAACCTGAAGTATAACCAAAGTCACGTGGTGTTGATCTTGCAATGTATTGAAAACGAGGATCACAGTCAGCACGATAGTCCATTGTATTTGGACCATATGGTTCCGTTCCTGTGAACCCTGCCGCTGTTGGGTCTTGGTCTGCTGTTGCGTAAGTGTTATCAGCAGTACCATATGGACCTACAACAGGTCCTGAAATATTAACTGTAAGAAGTTTTGTTCCTTCTAATTGTCCTGAACCAGTTGAAGACATCTCTGGTGCTTCAACTGCAATTGATAAGTTTGCTTGTACAAACTTTTCTATCATTGCTTCTAGGTCAATGTTTTGTTCTTTATGTTTAGCCTGCATCACATCAATAACTTCTTTAGGTATTCTTATACCTGATGATTCATACTTGTACTTGTCACTTTTCATTGTAATGACTTCACCAGTTGAACTCAGAGGATTGTTTCCTGGCATCCATGATCGAACATCGACTGGTGGAGCGGGCTGATTTTCTTTATTTGATGGGACACCGTTTGCTTCAAAGATACCATATCCGGGCACAACATACAAGTCTGATGTATCGTAACCTGCTTTAGGTACAATACGTGCCGCTTCTTTTAAGTTAGCATCATTGATTCTAAGATTTTCATTGTAACGACCCAATACATCTTTAAGTGTTTTACCTGTGTCTAGTACCCAAAAAGGATCTGGATTAGTCGCACCTGGCTTAGTTCCAGCTGGGACTTCTTGTAATGCAAGATAGTTTTTGTCACCAAATGTCATTACATACCCTGCAGGGTAAGTTTTGTTTTTATCCCAATCACCTAAGTAATTGTCTTTGTCAACTGGATCACGTAAAACATCTGCAAACTCTTGGCTATCTACTAATTTCTCACACTTGATACGCCATAGATGAGGATACCAATCGATTGCAAAGCCCTCACTTCCATAGTTAGCATCTGTGACTTGATAAAATCTTTTAAGTGCTACTGGAAACTCTATTGGATTATCATCTAATGGATTGTAGTCTAATAAATGCGGTAATTCAATAACATCACCTACCATCATTTTTCTACCTAATATATCAATCATGTCATTGTAGTGGACATTAATAAAAATAGTGTCATTACTTAAGAATAAACCGAACTGACTAAGATCAAAGTCTAAGTTTTGTACGTTATAATGACCACGTAATCGATAGATATCTTTTTCATACTTTCGATCTCTATTCTCTAAGAACAGCAAGTCTTGTATGTTTGTAGGATCCATTGCACTATATTCAGGCTGTGTAAAATCATTCGACGGACCTTGATCCATCGGTCCAGCATACTTGTGAATGTATAAATCAGTACCGCCCACAGTCAATTGTTCAGAGATAATTCTGTCTAAAAAACGATAGTCGTTTTGCTTCTGTTCCCGGTATAAACTTAATCTTGGCATATATATATTTATCTCAATAGAATCTCCGAGAGAATTTGGGTAAATAGAAGGTTGAAGTTAAAAATTATTTAATGTATAATGCAAACACTAAGTATGAACATTAAAAGTTATAAGGGGTCAAATGGCTAGACGGAAAGTAAAAACAGTTTATCTAACGCCTGAACCTAAATGGGAACGGTACAAAGATATCACTGACGGGCCAGCACAGGAACGGGCATTCCAAGATTGTCAGTATTTTATTCGTACTGAGATTGGAGACAAGAAAAGATTGATGCGTTGTAAAACGTGGATCAAAAAAGAGTCGGGTTATACTGATGAAGAAATAGAAATTATTCTAAGAAACCCTGATTGGAACTTTAATGGAACTTCAAGTTCAATTTGGTTCTTGGATAAAGTAGGGTATATGCCTCAACCACATATCGATCATTTGGCAAAATTAAAAATCGAATGGTTAGAGAAAGGCGAGAAGATTGCTCAAGTCAAAGAAGAAAAAGCAAAAGACAAACCTAATCGTCCTTCTATACAAGAAATCATGTTAGGTAAATTAATGGAAGCAGGTGGAGAGATTGATGGCATTATGGATCAGTTTTTTGAAGATGAAATAAAAATTGATTCTAAGTTTAATACTAACGTCATGCGTGTCCTTAATACATACAATCCTTTAGCAAATCATATCCCTCAATTAATAGAATGTTATGAAAAAGAACAAAAAGAATTTAAAGAAGTAATTGAAGGCAAAGATGAACAGTTAGTTGAAGCATATGATCATTATAGTAAAAAGAAACTTAAACAGACTGTGGCTGCCTATGATACTCTTATTGGTATTTTAAATAGTTATGCTACACTTAAGATTAAGTCTAGGGCTAAACGTAAGACTAAGCCTATCACTCCTGAGAAAGCAACACAGAAGTTGAAGTATCAAAAACATTTTGAGTGTGAAGCAACAAAACTAAAACTAGAAAGCATTCGTCCAGCAGAACTACATTTGTCTAAAGAAGCATGGTGTTATGATACTGCTAAACGAAAACTGCATCACTATATTGCAGATGATATGAGTGGGGAAATGTTTGTTAAGGGAAATACATTGTATGGATTTGACAAGTCTAAGAGTGCAATTAAGACATTGCGTAAACCCAAAGATCAGATAAAAGAAATTATGGGCAGTAAGCCCGCGGCACGTAAATACTTTGATGATATCAAAGCAGTCGGAGTCAAACCAAAAGGTCGTTTCAACGATCAAATGATTATTTTAAAGGCGTTTTAAAAATATGGCAAATTATATGTTGATTGCTGGGTGTAGTCACGCGGCAGGTGCAGAGATCGATGGCAAAATGTCTAGTGTAGACAATCGTCAAGCAAGTTTTGGAAATCAATTAGCAAAGATGACGGGTCATCAACCCATCAACATTGCAAGAAATGGTTCATCTAATAGTGCAATACATCGTAGTATATTAAATTGGTTTACACTTAACCAAGACTTAGTACAAAATAAAAATAACAATCTTTTTGTTTTAGTTAACTGGGCAGAAAGTTGTCGAATGGAAGCACCTGTTCCTCATGCTGTCGGTGTTGATCAAGACCAGTGTGCTGATTGGGCAGACCCATCATTCTTAGATTCAGTACAAGTTAATGCAATGACAAACCCTCATCAAGTTGCGGCAGATGAAAAGGAACAGTTTCTTACAACACAACGATTTTTGGTCTACTCTGAAATTTATACAGAAATATTAACTGCCAAAGATGCATTGTCTCTACAATACTTTTTTAAAGCAGAGGGTATTAGATATCTTATGACTAACTCTGGTGTTGCATTTAGCAATCATAATATGAAACATCTAAAACCTTATTTGACAAAGATAGATGCAAAACGGTATTACATGTATAGAAATAATGACTATGGATTCTATGAAAAATATTTAACTCAGGGTTGTCTTAATCCACTAGCAAATTATGGACATCATGGAGCAGACGCACACTTATCCAGAGCCACTGATTTAGCCAATTATATTAAACAGAAAAACATTTAGTCTGATAAATACTAGAAATAGGAATATATTAGTATGGCATCAGAACAATTATCAGTCCCAAATGGCGAAAACCTTGAACAACTCAAAGAGTCTATGTTCGATAACATCCGCTTTAGGCTGGGCGACGGCATTGTAGACTTAGAATTAGATCCAGAGCATTACGAAGCCGCATACAACTATACAGTCAAAACATATAGACAACGTGCAGAAAATTCTGTACAAGAGTCTTATACATTGTTAACAGTCGATAAGAACCAAGATACATATACACTACCTAGTGAATTTATTAATGTCAGACAATGTTATAGAAGAACAATCGGACTTGAAACAGGACCTGGTGCATCATCATTTGATCCATTCTCATCTGCTATTCTAAACACTTACTTGTTAAACTATAACTATGCAGGTGGACTAGCAACGTATGACTTCTATGCAGGGTATGTAGAACTAGCCGCTAGAATGTTTGGTGGTTATGTTATCTACACATTTGATCCTGTCACTAAAACAATTCGATTTGTTAGAGACTTTAAAGGCTCAGGTGAACAGATTCTTATTTGGGCTGATGTTACTCGTCCAGAAACAACATTACTACAAGATCCAGGTATCACACCATGGATGTATGACTTTACACTTGCAACACTTAAAACAATTATAGGTGAAGCACGTGAAAAATTCTCAACAGTTGCAGGTCCAGGTGGTGGTACTGCTCTAAACGGAGCGGCTATGAAAGCAGAAGGTAAGCAAGAACAAGAAAGATGCCTTAAAGACCTCAGAGACTACGTAGACTACTCACAACCTCTTACTTGGGTTCAGGGTTAATTACTCCAAAACTGCTTGACTTTCGTTCTCAAATCCTTTATAATAGTGACTACTTGACTAGAGGACTATTCTATATGATTATAGGCATTACAGGACTTATCAGCAGTGGTAAAGATACTGCGGCAGATTATCTTATTCGATTTCATGGCTTTAAAAAACTGAGTTATGCAGGTCCCTTGAAGGATTGTGTATCTGCGATCTTTGGCTGGGACAGAGAAATGCTAGAAGGTACAACTCAATCTAGTAGAGAGTGGCGAGAAGAAGTTGATGAGTGGTGGGCGAAACGATTAGACATGCCTCATCTGACTCCTCGTTGGGTCTTGCAGTATTGGGGAACTGAAGTNGGNAGACGTTCATTTCATAATGACATCTGGGTATCAGCAGTAGAAAATCAATTACGTAATATACAAGATAATGTAGTTATAACTGATTGTCGATTTAAGAACGAAGTCGATGCAATTAAAAATGCAGGCGGAACTACAATCAGAGTCGAAAGAGGTGATTATCCTAAATGGATCGTAGATGCTGTGGATTACAATCACACTCGAAATCCTCAAGCACTTGCACGATTAACTGATTTAAATGTTCATGCTAGTGAATTTAGCAGTGTAGGATTAAATTACGATCACACTATTAAGAATGACGGCACGATTGATGAATTGCATAAAGCAATGGAATCAATAGTCAACAGTTAAGTCTCCTCTCACCCAGACTATTTCTTTTCTTTTGACGACCTCGATGCAGTTTAAACAGATTGTTCTTAAATTAGTAAAGTTTACGTTTCGAGGTTTGCCGTCTATATGATAGACAGTCATTTGTGTAGAGTATAAACTTTTAAATCCACACAAAAAACAGTTAGGCTGTTTTTCATATCCTGCTTGTTGCCACAAAAAAATTGGTTTTTTATTTGGGTGAATACATGAATCACATTTACTTCTATAATGTCTAATGCCTTTTCTTATATAATTAACAGCACAAACGTTTTTATTGCAAATTTGACAGATAGGTCTCGTTGATTCCATGCAGTTATTTATTCAAAACCTTCAAAGGTTTTTTTAATCCGTTGTTTTTTGTAATACATGATAAATAATACTATGAAAAAACAATCAGGGTGTAACCCTCAAAATCATACAAAAGGAATATTATCATGGCACTAACATCACCAGGCGTACAAGTCTCAGTTATTGACGAAAGTCAATATCTTGCTGGAGCACCAGCATCAGTTCCGTTTTTCTTATTTGCGACAGCAGAAAATAAAGCGGATCCAACATCAACTGCAACAGCGGCGGCAACAACTTCTGCAAATGCAGGTAAACTATATACAATTACAAGTCAAAGAGACTTAGTTACTCTATATGGTAATCCATTCTTCTACTCATCATCTGCAGGAACACCAATCCAAGGATATGAATTAAATGAATATGGATTATTAGCGGCTTATTCAGCACTTGGCATTACTAATCAAGTATATGCATTAAGAGCAGATATCGATCTAGCAAGTTTAGTCGGATCAACAGGTCGTCCAACTGGAGCACCAACAAATGGCGCTTATTGGTTAGATGCTACTGATTCTACATGGGGACTTAATGTATGGAATGAAGCAACTCAAGCATTTACTGCACCAGCTCCAATCGTAATTACATTAGCATCTCAAGTATCTAGTGGTCAGCCACTATCATCAGTTGGTAACATCGGTGATTATGCAATCGTTGCTATCCCTACTTATGATTCTCCAACATCAACTACTAATCAAACATATTGGTACAAAAATAGTTCAAATGCTTGGGTAGAATTAGGATCAGTTCCTTGGATGAACTCTTTTGCTACNCTTGTAACACCAACTGCTAACCCAACATTNACTGAAGGAGANACAGTTGAACTTTCAATTAGTGGTGGACTAGGCGCAGGNGGNAGTAATACTGTTTCTCTCGTAGTTGCGGCGGCACCAAACAACACTGTTAATCAATTAGCACAAGACATTAATTCTCTTAACTGGGAATATATTTCAGCAGATGCTTCTAATGGCAAACTTAACATTTATTCTGCTCAAACAGGTGGAACACCTAACAGTGATGATGTTAATCTAAATGCATATTTCGTAAGATTGCATGATGCTACTGGTACTATACTGACTGACTTAGGTTATACAGCGGCGGCACAACTTTCATATCAGCCAAGAGTTGCATATGGAACTTCTGCTCAACAACCAGTATGGGGTTCTGCACAAGATTATCCAGCACCAACAGGCTCTACATGGGTTCAGGTTAACGGTACAGGATTACAACCAGTAATCTCTTCATACAACTCAACAACTGCATCTTGGACTGCAAAAACTCAGTCATTCGCAACTTCTGATTGGAGTCAAATCTATTCAGCAGACTCAACAGGTGGCGGAGCAATAGCGGCAGGTGACGTTTATACTCAGTATGGATTCGATAGTGACTTCAATGCAGGTCCTGTTTACTACTGGTACAGAGCGGCAACAGGCGCAACTGTAGTTAAAGGTGTAAATACTACACCAGACTTTACTTCAGGACCATATGTTGCAGGAGTTCAAATTTCAACACCAGGTGTTTCTACACTTAGTAGTTCATATCCATTCAACTTAGCAGATGCTACAGATGCTACAGATTTCGTAACTGCATGGTCAGCGGCGAACATACCTTACACATCTGCATCAGTTAACGATGACGGTACTATTTCACTAACACACACAGCAGGTGGTGTTATTGTATTAGATGATTATAAAGCAGACGGAACATCATCTGGTTTATGGACAGAAGCAGGATTCAATATATCTACTACAGTAGGTGGTAAAGAAGGTCCTTTCAGAAATGACATTACCTTTAACATCACTCAGGCTTCAACAACAGGTTCAGGTTCAGGATTACAAATTACTGTAACAAATAACTATGGCTTCTACGATTTTAATCCAATTTCAGTTGTAGGCGCAGGTACAGGACATGCAGTAGGCGACAGAGTTACTTTCTCAGGCGTAGATTTTGGCGGAGCAACACCAGCAAATGACTTAGTAGTTACTATAACAAAAGTCACTGCAGGTGCAGTTGATGCTTATACTTGGTATTCAGGTACTGGTCCAGATATGTACACAGTTCAGTTATCTAACTGGAGAGAATTCTCATTAACAACAACTGGAGCATATTCATTAACAGCGAATGAAGGTGCACCAACTGCAATCCCAACTAACATGACTAACTGGTATTACACAGCAACTGATCAATGTGATATCATGGTTAATACATCAACAGGTTGGAAAGGATACGGAAATCAAGGTTATGATAGCAACGGAATGGTTAACACAAACGTTGCAAACACAACTGATCCTAAAGGTCCTCTCGTATCTGCTAGTGAACCTTCACTTCAAAGTGATGGAACAGTATTAGCATACGGTGATCTTTGGTTAGATACCTCAGACTTAGAAAACTATCCAACATTATATCGTTGGGAATCAGTACAACAAACTGGTGGTGGTTCAGCAGTTGATAAGTGGGTCTTACTCGATAAGAGTGATCAAACTTCACCAGATGGTATCTTATTTGCAGATGCACGTTGGGCAACTAACGGAACAACTAATCCAGCAAACGATCCTATTCCAAGCATCGTATCATTACTAGCAAGTAATTACTTAGACGTTGATGCTCCAAATACAGCAAACTACCCAGTAGGTATGCTGATGTGGAACATGAGACGTTCAGGATACAATGTCAAGCAATACAGAATTAATTACTTCAATGCTGACAGATTCCCTAACAAAGTATTACCAACTGTAAAAGATGCATGGGTAACTGCTTCAGGTTTAGAAGCAGACGGTTCTATGTATGCAGGTCGTAAGGCTCAAAGAGCAATGGTGGTAACATCAATGAGATCAGCAATCGCATCTAACACTGCTATTAGAGATGAAGATAACTACTTCAACTTACAAGCATGTCCAAACTATCCTGAGTTACAACCAGATATGGTTACATTGAACTCTGATAGAGGTGAAACTTCTTACATCGTTGGTGATACACCAATGAGATTGAAAGATAGTGCAACTGATATTCAGGCTTGGGCAACTAACGCGGCAGGATCAACAGCAACAAGTGAAGACGGTCTAGTAACTAGAAATACTTATATGGGTCTATTCTATCCATCAGGTATTACTACTGATCTATCAGGTAACTTAGTAGCAGTTCCATCATCTCACATGATGACACGTACAATCTTACGTAATGACAATGTTGCTTATCCTTGGTTAGCGCCAGCAGGAACTAGACGTGGTATTATCGACAATGCTTCAAGCATTGGTTACTTAGATTCAGCAAGTGGTGAATTTGAAGTAATTAAAACAAGCATTGGTATTAGAGATGTGTTATACACAAACTTTATTAATCCAATGGTATTCTTTACAGGTCAAGGATTATTGAACTATGGTAACAAAACTTCATTTAATTCATCATCTGCTTTAGATAGAGTTAACGTAGCACGATTAGTCGCTTATATACGTAGACAATTAGTATTAGCGGCACGACCATTTGTCTTTGAACCAAATGATGTTCAAACAAGAAAATCAATTGCGGCAGTAGTTGAAACATTGTTTGCTGATTTAGTTTCAAAACGTGGTCTATTTGATTACTCAGTAGTTTGTGATTCATCTAACAATACTCCAGCGAGAATTGATAGAAACGAACTTTGGATTGATATAGCAGTTGAGCCAGTGAAAGCGGCTGAATTCATATACATTCCAGTTAGAATCTTTAACACTGGTGAGTTATCAGGATCGTAAAAAAGATATACAAAGAGGCTTCGGCCTCTTTGATTAAAAAAAAAGATAAATATATTTAAGAGATATATTTAATATTAGGAGATTAAAATGGCATCAGCCTCAGATACTTTAAAAAACCTTTCAGTTAAACCAGAAGGTAGGGAGAACGTCAACTTATTGATGCCTAAACTTCAATACAGATTCCGGGTTGGGTTTACTAACTTTGGAATTGGTAGTGATGCTGAAGGTTCAGTTACATTGACACGTCAAGTTATTGATGTAGCAAGACCACAGTTACAGTTCGCAAAAATTACAGTTCCTGTTTATAATTCACAGATTTATCTAGCAGGTAAACATTCATGGCAGCCACTTCAGGTTAACATTAGAGACGATGCATCAGGCGTTGTTTCTAAAGCAGTTGGCGCCCAGTTGCAAAGACAACTAGACTTCTTTGAGCAGGCATCATCTGCTTCAGGAGCCGATTACAAATTCGCAATGAACATTGACATCTTAGATGGTGGTAATGGAGTTAAAGATCCTGTAATCTTAGAGCAATGGGAACTAGCAGGTTGCTACTTAGAACAAGCAAACTACAATCAGTTAAACTATGCAACATCAGAAGCAGTGCAAATTGCTTTAACAGTATCATATGATAATGCTGTTCAAACTGACGGAGCAGGAGCATTAATCGGAGTAGGTGGACCAGGAACTATCGCTGATGCTGTATCAGCACCAGATCAAGGTACTGCTACTGGTTAATAGCAATCAGAGTAAATTTAAAAACCGGGTTCAGCCCGGTTTTTTTATGGGGTTTTTAAAGAGATAAATAAGACTATAGGAGAAATATATGGCTGATCCAGCAGTTGATGCGTTTAAAAATAAGTTAATAGGAGCGTTTCTAAGTGATGTTTACTTAAGAGACTATACACATGCGGCTAAAACTTTTATTCCGAATAAGTTTTCAAATGCTCCTAAAGTTAAATTTCTTTTTCATACTTATTTTAATATTAATTCAGACGCATGGACTCCTCCCGCAGGTGTTGGTTCTAGTAATTATGGAGTACTCGTTAAATCAGTTAAACTTCCTTCTTTTAGATTTGAAACTGACACGTTGAATCAGTATAATAGAAAACGTATTATACAAAGCAAAATTAAATATGAGCCTGTAGATATTACATTCCATGATGATAACGCATCTCAAATCACGGCAATGTGGAATGCTTATTATCAATATTACTATGCAGATTCATGGAATCCAGAATTAGGTAGTAAGGCTAAAAAGACTTACAACAGACGTAACATATATGATCCTTCTTTATCTGGCGACATGCAATATGGATATAGAGGAGATTCTTTTACAGGAAACCAAGAAAGACCTTCTTTTTTCAAAGACATAACAATTTATGGCTTGTGGAATCAACAATACATTGCTTATACATTCATTAATCCAATTATTACAAACTGGTCTGGCGATACATATGCATATGATCAGCCTGAAGGAACAATGCAACACAATATGAC